CAAGTGGTGGTATGTTTGGCGGTGCAGAAGGATTTGGCTCTGGATTTGGGTTTGATTTAGGCAGTGGTGTAGCGGCAAATACAGCCTCAACAGGCTTAACTAGTGCAGGTACATCATTAGGTCAAGGCGGTATGAATACAGCAGCAGGGCAAGGTTTATTAGGGGCAAACCCTTCACTTGCATCAGTTGGAATGCCACAATTTGGTAGTGTAGTAACTCCAGAAAATACACCTAACTTATTAATGGACTCTGCATATAATGCACCAATAACACCTACAGATGTTTACACAGGTGATTTAAGTATGATGGAAAATACAGATTTAGGATTAGATGTAAGCGGAATGAACTCAATAGGTGCTGACACTCCTGTTGGATTAGACTCGGCAAATCCTTTACCTAGAGCTGGTGGTGGCTATGATCCTACTATGAGTCCAGAGCAATTAAATTACAGACCTGACTTTACACCAATAGCAGGAACAAATGAAGGTGGCGGTGGATACGAATACGGATTGTTAGACAATTTTAAAGTTTCTGATTTTGCACCTAGCAATGAGTTTATGGGTCAAACAGCAATGGGTATGGGTATGAACGCATTAACACCACAGCAAAGACAACAAGTAGCAACACAACAAGCTCGTATAGCAAGAGGGCAAATGCCAGAACTAGAACAAGGTTATGGCGGTCAATTTATATCAAGGGCATAAGGGAAAAAAATGAATTTATTTGATTATTTTGGAAACATGAATATTTTTGGTGCAGCTCCAAATGCACAGGTACAAAGTTTATTAGACAATAAACTAATTGATCAATCAGTAATAGATAAAGCTAATAGACAATCTATTGGCACAGGCCTTGTTACAGGTTTAGCCAGTTATTTTGCACAACCTAAAAATTTAGATGCAGGAGATGCTACCCCTTATATTGCTAAAGCATTTTTAAATGCAAACCAAGCAGCACAAACTCCGTTTGCTAACATTCCATCAGCTTATGCACTAAATACACAAATTGCAGAAAACCAAAGAGTGCAAAAAGAAAATGAAAGATCAGATAAGCAAAGAGATCAAATATCATTAGTTATTGATGACATGATTTCAAAAAATCCTAATTTAGCTTATTTAAGAAATGCTCCAGATGCACAAAGATTAGCTGCTGTAGAAGAATATACAAAAAAACAATTAACTCCAACAAAACCAAAAGCACCAACAAGATCAAAATTTGACAGATTAAATAATAATAACACTCCAGATGATCCAAAAGATGATTTTTTAGAAACTGTTACACAACAATATGACCCAGAGTTAAATAAATATGTAGATTATAATGTAGCACCAAAAGATATAGCATTAGATACTTTATTTGAACCAGAAACAATTGAATTATTGGCTGCACAATTTGTGCAAACAGGTCAGTTACCAACATTAGGTAGGGGTAAAACTGGTGAGCAAAATAGAAAAGCAGTTTATGCTGAAGTAGCAAAAATGGCAAAAACGTCTGGTTTTGCAGATGCAGATGGAAATGTAGATGTAAAAGCATATGTAGCAGATATACAAGCTCAAAAACAAGAGTTAAGAAGTAGCAGTCTTAACTTAAATAGGTTTGATACTGGGCCGCAAGGTAACAGAGTTGAATCTTTAAATGTTGCTGTTGATCATATAGAAAGTTTTAGACAAATTACAAAAGCGTTAAATAATAAAGATTTTAAAGATGTTAACAGATTAAGAAACTATTTTTCACAACGATATAGCAATCCTGAATTAGCTTCTTTTGAAACAGCAAAACCAATTATTTCTACTGAAGTTGCAAAAGGTATTATTGGTGGCAATGTAATGACCAGAGAAGATAGAGCTGAATTACAAGACACAATAGAAGCAGCACAATCATTTGATGAAATAAATGCAGCACTTGATACAGCTTTAATTATGTTAGCAGGTCAGCTAGAAGGTTTACAAAATCAATATGAATCTGGTTTAACAAAAAGAACACTTGAAAGAAATCCGTTTGATGAAAGATTAAACGACAAAACTAAATCTGTTTTAAAAGAGATTAGAGAAAAGTATTCAGAAAAACCAGTAGATCCTGATGTTATTTCTTTATCTAATCCTAGACAAGCAGATGCAAAATGGGTAAAGCTTTATAAAGAAAATCCAAATTCCGCTACTGGTAGAGCTATAAAACAAAAATTACTTCAATTAGGATATAACTTTAATGAGTAAACAAGACGAAGAATTAGCAAAGTGGTTGGCATCAGACAATAAAGAAGTTAATACAAAAGAATTATCACAATGGTTAGGTAGTGAAGAAATAGATCCATCTATCCCTTCAGCAGAATTTACTCCTGACAATCGCATCTCAAGAGAATTAACAACAACACAAAAAGGTGTAAATAAATTAGCTGATATTTTAGGTCAAGGTGGAGTTGCTACTCCATACCCAGAAAAGGCAACTGCCGAACAATTAGAATATGAAAACACAAACCCATTGTATGCAACATACGAAGCAGGTAAAAGTATTTTAGGAGATGTGGCAGCACTTGGGTCTGCTGCAGGTGGGTATGCTACTGATGTAATGTCAAGTAGTCCATATTTTCCTTTTAATATGGGTGATAGAGAAATAACACCTTTCATGGATAGGGTTGGGGCATCTAATTTTTTAAAGCCTGACATTAGCAAAAAAGGCCAAGATTATAGACAAAAGTTTGATGAAAATGCACCTGCTGTTGCAGGATTAAATCAACTATCTGCATTAAATAGATTAAAGCCAGTTGCTGATGCACCAAGTCAAATTTCAACATTCAAATACAACCCTGCAAATAAAATTAAACAGGGTATAGATGTTGTAAAAAATGAAGCATCTGATATTGCTTCAGCTATAGGATCAAAGATACCTAAAACTATGATAGGCAATCAAACTAGAACTGAAGCTATTAAACAAAGTTTATTAAGATCAGGTATTAAACCAACGCAAAAGCAACAAGTAAAAATGCAAACTTATGGTGGAAATAGTGCATATGATGATGCAGTAGAGGTTATTTATAGAGACAATATAACTTTAAATCCTCAAGGCATTCAAAAAATAAAAGATAATGCTGCTTTAGCAACTAAAAATATAGATGAATTTATAGAGCAAAATAAAAACATAAAAATTAATAAAAATAAAATTTTTAATGATCCAGAGTTACAAAGAATTAGACAAAGATATATAGATTCTGTAGATGGCCAAGCTGATTTAAAAGCATTTGACAATGTTATTGAGAGGTTTGCAAAAGAAAACAAGGGCAAAACTTTTACAATAAAAGATGCTCAAAAAATTAAAACAAATACATATTCTATTTTAAATAAAAAAGCATATAGCAAAGAAACAACATTAAGTGCTGCTGATGAAGCAAAAAAATATGTTGCTAGAATTTTAAAAGAAGAAATAGAAAGAGCTACAACAAGGCTAGGTATAGATGGTCAAAAAATAAATGTAGCTAAAGACTTAAATAGAGAAGCACAAAGATATATTAATGCTTTAGACGTTGTAACAAAAAGAGAGTTTGTTTCTGGAAGAAGTAATCCTATACATGGGTTAGCGTTGTTAGCTCATGATCCTATGTTAATGGCAGGTTCACATTTACAAGCTAGTACACCATTTAAAGTTAATTTAGCTAGAGGATTAAATTCTTTACAAACTAATAAATCAACACCAATTAAAAACGAAGCAGGTTATGTATCTGATATGGTAAAAAATGCAATGAATAAAATGTCTCCTATAGATAATATAAGGGCAGGTGGTTTATTACAAATTGAGCCTGAAGAAATATATAACAGTTTATTAGACAAATAAAAATATTATGAAAAATATTAATAAATTATTTATGAAAAGAATGACAATCTTGCTAGGTATATTAATAGCCTTACCTATCACTCCAATTATTGCTTGTGTGTTATATGGTTGGGTTTATTAAAACAAATAAATTTAAAAGACTTGTAAAAACAGCAGTTATACTATTAATGATAACTATTACTTTAATTCTTTTTTATTTTATTTTGTTGTACAGGTTTTTTATATGAAGATACTTATATTAGATATTGAAACAAGTCCACACATGGGATTTCATTGGGGGTTGTTTCAGCAAAACATTAGCTTAAATCAATTAATAGAATCATCTACAGTTTTATGTTGGGCGGCAAAGTGGCTAGATAAAAAGAAAACATTTTTTTCTAGCATTTACGACACAACACCAAAGAAGATGATAAAAGAAATACATGAATTAATTAATGAAGCAGATGCAATAATAACTTACAATGGCAAAAAGTTTGATATGCCTACTCTTAATAAAGAGTTCTTAATACACAAGCTACCTCCACCAAGTTCTTATAAAGACATTGATTTACTTACAACGTCAAGAAATAAATTTAGATTTGCTAGTAATAAATTAGATTATGTAGCACAATTGCTTGGCATAGGGATGAAGACCTCCCATGAGGGTATGCCATTATGGATTGAATGTATGGCCAAAAATCCTAAAGCTTGGAAGCTAATGAAAAAATATAACATCAATGATGTTAAGTTAACTGAAGAAGTTTATAAAAAATTACAAGGTTGGATTAACGTACATCCAAATCATAACCTAGAAACTAAAGAAGCTTGTTGCCCAAATTGTGGCAGTTTTCATTTACAAAAAAGAGGAGTTGTATTATCTCTGACGAACAAGTATCAAAGATTTCAATGCCAAGATTGTGGGAAGTGGTCAAAGGGGAAAAAACCCATAGAAAAAATACAATCAGAGTCGGCTTTACCCATATAAGGAAAATAGAGATGGATGTACACACAATAGCATTGCATATGCAGGATAAAACTATTGATGCTGTTGATGTGGTACAGGGCGAATCAGAAATAATATTACACCTATCGGATGGCAGTTCAGTAGAGCTAATTGTAGACAGTATTCACATGAACATACAAGACCTTGATGACTAATCAAGACCTCTTTACATCAAATACAAATAAAAGTCGCACCACGAAGCTTATAACGCTTCCTGACGGCACAGAAACAGATAACTATAGCAAGGATTATATGGTTTATTGTGAAGCATTAAACTTATCTAAAAAAACATTAGCATTTAGACAGAAGTTTTTAAAAAAAATAGATAAGCCACATCAACAAGAAAGGGTAAATAAATTGAAATATTGGTTAACATTTATTTGGAATAAAAGATGAGATTAGACGAAATAGAAAAAATTGCTATGCAATCTGAATTAGAAAGAGCTTTAAACAGAAAGCCATATTTAGATCATGCTTTTGAACCACGCACTGCAAGAAATATGTCTGCTCAAGAAAATGTTTACGGCTTTTTAGACAAATATGTATCTACCCCTGCTGCTAAATCTATTGCAGGTAGCAAAGGTAACTTTGGGATAATGGATTTACTTGGCATACCATTTACAGAAGATATGGGAAGAATGGCAGGTAGAGGTGCAGCGGAAAACAAATATAAAGATGTAGCTTTGGGTACTGGTGGAATGCTATTAAGTGCTGCCGATCCATCTAAAGCTATAGGTAAAGTTGCAAAGCCAGTTATTAAAAAAACTAAAAAAGTAATATCTAATGTAAAAAACAAAATGACAAGGAAGGATGCAGTTAAGCAAGGCTTTATACATCCGTTAACAACTCCAAGTTTAGCTAGTAGCAAATCTATAACTGTAGATACTACAAAATTAAGACCTATTGATGATATGTCATCGGTTATTGTTCCGTTTGAAAATACAAAAACACCAAAGATAATAACACCTGAAGATTTATATAATCAAAAATTAGCAGGTGTAACTACAAAAGGCGATAGGTCTAATGTAGGCACTTTAACTGAAATAGATGGAGTTCCGTTAATAAACGGAGTTCCTTTACATGGCGGTGCTAGGTTTGGTGATATTAATGACAACATTTGGGCATCAAATAAAGGTCAAGTTACAACAATAACTAACAAAGCAAAAGGTTTATTAGATGAAGGGTATAATCCTGCAACCATATATACAACAGCAGGACATGATTCTTTAAGATTTAACACAATGTTAACTGATGGGTTTTTACAAGAAATTAAATCTATTGATTTACCTAAAAAATCAATTAAAGAATTTGATAATGCATTAAGAAAAGTTAGACCTGAATGGTTAGGTATCAATCATCCTCAAGCAAGGGCACAATTAGCAGCAGATGGTGGCGGTGCATTACGAACTCAATTTAACGAAATAGGTAGCCAAGCTAAATTTCAAAATATGGGTTTCCCTGAAATAGCACCAATTAAAAAAGCAATTACAGATCCAAATTTAATTAATACACCTAACATGATGTCAGCATATAGAGTTGGAAAAATAGATCCTGACAATATGATTATTACAAATCCAAATATGCCACATCCAACTTACAATACTCATATTGGTGGTACGCAAGTTGGTGAAATGCAAGTGCAAATGCCACACGCTGAACTATTTCCTGAATTTTATAAAAACAGAAGAAATTTAGGAAAACCTACAAGTGGTGATGCTTATGCTGTAGAAAGAGGTTATCCAACACAAAAATTTGATCAGGAATGGCTAGATAGTGTTATGCCAAAATTTGAGCAAAGAGTTAAACAAGAAAAATTAAGACAGCAAGGTTTATTAGAAACTTTCTCAAATCCAACTACAAGCAACCCTACAGTGTCAGGTGGTTTATTACAAAAAAATACTAGCTCTGTGTGGGATGAACCTGTACAAGCAATTTCATCCGCAGACACATCTATAAATAGTGCCAAACTTCCTGCTGCATTTACACAGCTAAACAAAGAAGGGGTATTTAAAAAGGGTAGTGTCAATATTGATATTGGTGGTGGTAGATTTAATAACGCTGATGAGTTGTTACAAAAATCTGATGCTACTAATTTAGTTTATGATCCATTTAACAGAACTAAAGCTCATAACGCTAATGTTGTAAATGCGGTCTCTGGCGGCAATGCTGATACAGCTACAATTAACAATGTACTTAATGTTATTGAAGATGAAGCCAATCAACTTAAAGTATTAAACCAAGCTAAAGATGCAGTTAAAAAAGATGGCGAAGTATTTATAAGTGTTTATCAAGGCAAGGGTGATGGAGTGGGTAAGGCTACATCAAAAGGATTTCAACAAAATAAAAAGGCCGCTGAATATTTAGATTTAGTAAAACAAGTATTTCCAAATGCTACACTTAAAAAAGGAATCATAAGAGCTACTAATAACTAGGCATAAATTGTTTCATTAATGATTGATTAAAAACATAGTCTATCCTGTTATCTCTTTTTACTACTTCACACAGATTTCTTTCTTTCATTTTAGTTATATCATTTTTAGATAGCCAACCTTTAACTTCCATTTGTGTTTCATCTTTACTTATTTGTGCATAAACGTAAGTGTCAAACTTTTCATCTTGAATCCACATAGAGTCACTAAAGGTAGTTTTTAAATCAACACTTCTGCCATTGATAATAAAGTCAGGACTATCCCATTCTTTCTTTGTGTAGCAAATCCATTCAAAATTATGTGGAGTTGTTTTTAAATATTCATTAAATACAAGCTCACCTAAATATCCAATGTAATTTGTTTTACATTTAAACTTGTCATGAGTCTTTTGTCTATCAAATTTTATCTGTTCATCTTTAGCTTTCTGTAACTGGTCACTGCTAATATCTAAAATTAGATTAGGCATAAATTCTTTTGCCAGTAATAGTTAACAGATTATCAAAAGCAAGATCTAAATTTTTTTCATAAAACATAGGTTTCTTACCACCTAAAAATCTGTAATAAACAGCAGACTTCTGATTTTTTTCAAGGCCATCAATAACAGCATCAACAACTTTAATATTTTCCATATCAGTTTTAGATACCATGTCTTCAAAAACTTCTGCTGTAGACTCACCGCCAGATGAAAAATAACTTGTGCCGCTAGGATAGCCAAGCTTGTGATTATCAAACTTCATCCACCTAGACCAATCTTCTAGGATAGACATAAGCCTAGTTATTCTCATTCACCACCTTCATAGATAGTGTTAACAGTTCCATACATATGAGGAGTAGATTGAGGATATGAGATATTTTTTCCATCATCCATCTTGTGAGATTTTTTACTTTTAATTTTAAAGTTATTTAATATTTCTTTCGGGTAAAGCATTGTAGCTAATGCACAATCAATTTTCTTGGAATATACAGTGTTTCTTTGTGTTTTCCTTCTAACTAATAAATCTTTTATACACAAGCTTCTAATGATATGAGCTGATGTTACTTCCTCAATGCCTACATCCTCTGCTACGTCCTGAATAGTCAATTCTTTTCCGCCATCAAACAAAGCATAAATCATTTCTGATATTTGAAATCTTTGTAACTTTCTACCATCTTTTAAATCATACCAATGTAAGTTAGTTTGGTTTTGCAATTTTTCGTATTTCATAATTTCCCCTTTGTAACAATTCTACCTGTTTGTTCATGAACAATATGAAATTCATTTTTCTTGCTCATTAAAAAATATGTATAACCTTCCCAAATAAATTTATGTTCCTTCCATTGGTCTTTATTTTTCTTTAGCGTTTCTTTTCCCTTTGTCATTACAAACTCCTTTTAAATATTTGTCGTGCCCACACCACCATTTTTTATGAAAAAATTTACCTTCCTTTTTGCATACATGGCAGGGATGTGGTTTGTTTAAATTAATCTTCGTCATGCAATTCGTCATCAATCCATTCATCTTGCTTGGCCTTAACTTCTAAAACCTTTAATTCTGTTTGATGAACTTTGATCATTTGCTCAAGATACCATATTGCTTTTTTGCAATCATCAATCTTGTCTGTCAATTTCTCTGATTTTAATCCTTCCCTGCTAACATACTTGAGTGCATTACCTTTAAGATATCCATAGAACTCTGCCTTACTCATTTTAGCTTCTTGGTATTCTATAGTCTCAATACCACCTCTTTTGTAGTGGTCAGGATTTATATTATCTTCCATAATTTCTCCATAAAATCATTAGTTAAAACTCATACATTGCTTTCTATTTAAAATTTCTTTTTGAAACTATAATGCAATTTCTATCAACCTACAAGGAACACAAATTATGTGGACTCAACCAGTTGCAACTGAAATGCGTTTTGGTTTTGAAGTAACAATGTACGTCTGTAACAAATAAGGAAATGGGGAGTTACCTCCCCTTATCCTATCCCCCCTAGTTAATAGCAAATACTTCCATTAGCTGTAGGCTGACATACTGTTAGTTTATCAGCTCCATAAATAAATGTAGATTCATCATTAGATATTCCTGCTTCATAATTGACTGAACCTTCATCATCTATATATACAGATACATCATCTGAACCATCAATAATTATTAATGACCCATCATCAGTCCAAACACTTTCTGCTTTTAAATTCATATTAAATAAAACCATACCTGCTATAAAACCATAAAATATATATTTCATAATAACTCCTTTGTTAGCGTGAAATAACGCCATAAAAAACATATTATATTATTTTAGTTATTTGTGCAAATATGTTTGCAATATGTTTGCACTTCTGTATAATAGAGTTATAACAACAAAGGAGATTTAAAATGATACTAACAGACAACAAATCAATCGCTAAACTAATAGGCCTAGACATCGTAGCTGAAATAGCTGACGATCATGTTTACAGCACTGCTGAAGAACAAGCTAAACATCCAGTGACTGTAAGACTACAGGAAGCATGGTGGGAAGCTGTTGAAGACCTTCTTGATGCATATCAAATTGATCAATTTCTTCACAGAATAGACTGGGAGCAAATTGCTGAAGATGCAATTGATGCTGCTGAAGTTAGATTAGAGTCTGAAACTGAAGACGACAATTTAGATGGTTATGTCTATGACCGAGAAACTGGTGTATGGGAAGAAAAAAAATATTATTAATAACAAAGGAGATTCTATAATGGAACAAAAAATAATGGAAGAAGCTAACCAACATTTTGCAATTAGTAATTTTGCAGAAATCGTACTAGACTCTGGAGCAAATTCAGTTCTAGGTTTAATCAAGCAACTTAACCCTGATGCCTATCAAGA